CCAGTGCTTAGTGCACTGTTCGCAACAGGATCTCTGTTACGTAGCCTTTTCACATCAAAGGAGGAGACGTTTTCATGGCGATCAAACTTTCCGTAGGACCACGTTTTGATACGCGTGGACTCCCAGAAGGTTACGATCCTCATAAATTATATGAGTATCGCCATGACACGTTTAAACCTGCCAATGGCCTTGAGGCGTTCGCCTATAAGCTGATGCCTATTTCTGTAATTAAATCGGTAGCTTTTGCTATCGATCCTTCTTACAGATTTAAAGTATCAGGCAATGTAGTCACGCCAGCAAATCGAGATAGGTCTAGAGCTACGGCATCTGTATTGAATGCACGAACTCTCGACCGTCTTGTCTATGACCACAGTTACGCACATACTCCTAATTATGGAGGCGTGAGTTTCTGTTGGAGTCCAGGACTAGACTATCAGAATTTGTTTACAGGAAGCTTTCCAATCCCTCTTGGTTCTCAAGAGGTATTGCCTTCCTATATCAAGGATACTACACGGCGTACTCGACTTATAGGATCTGATGATGGCGAACTTGAACTTTTCAAGAGCGATGTCATTAGTCCTAGTCGTCGGTATGCTCGTAAGTATACCCTTCGTGGTTATTTTAACGGTGTTTATCCACCTAATCCTGCTTGTGATGCTGTCGGGGGCAAAGCTCCCGAGGGCCCTCATGGGCAAGATATTGAATGGACATTCGTTACGAAGGGTCAAGGGGCAGTCTTCCCCTTAGTCTCTTATAATACTTTACGTTCTACCGAAGTTGCGTACAACCGGGCTCTCGCCCAGAAGTACTCAGTATCATTGTTTACAGGCGTTAGTCCCTTTCACAGGGATTATAGTCTGCTACGCAATGCTATTGAACTTCGTGATATTCCCCGTAGCATACTTCAGTTGAAGGAAACTATGGAAAATATCCGTAAAGTGTTTGACACCTTTGGTCGATCGAGTTCCACTCGTGATCTTATTTTTGATCTCAAGAGGTCTTCGAAAGACATTCCATCCGAATGGTTGAGTTTCCATTTTGGATGGCGTCAAACATATAAGGACTTGGTGGAGTTGTTAGCTTTACCTGAGAAGATTAGCAATAAGATTAATTTCTTAATGCGTCGTTCTCAGAAAGCTACAACCTTTCGCGCCAAAAGAGTTCATCTCTCAGGCGAGAATGGGGTCTCCGGATTCCAGTATGACACAGAGGCATATCCTTACGAATTCAACGCAAGGACTACCTCTCGAATCGTAAGAGAGTCAGAGATACGTTTAGTTGTAAACGCAACTTTTGACTTTCCTCCGATAAATGTGCCCTCGCTCCGTAGTACCTATATTTGGTACGAAAGAGCGGGTATCACTCCACGTTTCATCGATGTCTATAACTTGACACCATGGACGTGGCTGTTTGATTGGTTTACGGGTTGTGGTAATTATCTCGAGTTAATCGAGGAAATTAACCATGACCCTTCACTAATCAATTACGGATTCTTTTCCGTTCAAACGAAAGGAAAGGTAATCAGTGATTATTACTCGGAATCTCTCAACGAGGTTGAAGAACGCGTCAATAGTGTAGTTACTCGCCACGATTATGGGGTTACCCAAAATCGTCACCAGTCCTACCTTGATTACGAGTGTCACACTCGTTATGACGCTGCCTCGATATATGAAGATGTGAAACTAACTAGCGTGCCGTCTAGTTTAACGGCATACCAGTACTCGATCTTAGGGAGTATTCTTGCCCAAAGATCGGGTTTTACTAGGAAAGGGGCTTTCCAGCCCAATTCTTAGCTCATTCATTTCACAGGAGACGTCCAATGCTAGCCGACCCAGTAGACGTTGCAGCCGCAGCGCCAACACCCGCTCTTAGCTTTGCGTTAGTAAAGCAAGACGGATATGGCTCAGAGCGTCGTGACAGTGTCAACGGTTATTCCGTTATCACTAATCACGCTACTCTGAAGGGCGGAGGCGATAAACATTATCTGCAAATGTTGCAGACTGTTGTCGCCCCCGACCCCGTTACGGGAGTCAACAAGAAGTATACTGCTTCTTGTTCACTTACAATCGTCCGGCCCCTTACTGGCTTTACGGATGCGGCAATTGTCGCACTTTGTAAAGCCCTTACGGATTACCGTGACGATTCGCAAGTCACAACTGCAAAGCTCATTGCATTCCAGTCGTAACCTATGAATGGCACCACAGAAGGTACCATCTATAAGCGTTATAGGCTGGATTGTTATTGGGCTTTTAGTATCAGAGTGTCTCTGTATCTATGCCTCTTGGCTTTTGCCAAGTTCCATTGAAACATGTTTCACTCATATACTACAGTCACTCGATAGACTGACTGGCAGATAGGTCTTTTGACCTGAGGTTGACTAGAGGACTCGGAATCATTACCCCATAGGAGGAATGATGAAAAGTCCGATAGAGCTCCTCATCAGCTACTTGACTGACGTCAAGCGGCTGAATCCTGATGTGAAAGGCCTTGATCGTGATATCATCACGATCAAGTATCGGTTCGAAAATGAGGGCTATGGTTTCCTAACCAAAGCTTTACCATCTTTAGACGATGCTCTCGTGAGAGGCATTTCTTCTGGATGGTTCACCTGCCCCGTCGGATTTAAGAAGATCCGTGGGGGAACAATCCCTTGTATTTTTCAGGGTATGTTCTGTGAAATTTTCGATCCGTGGACTGGACTCCTTAAAGAAGACCCCGATTTCGTGGTCCTGAAGGCGCTTCACGGCGTGCTTCTATTCTTTAAGAAAACTATGGTATCACCAGAAAATGAAGAACTTCTTCATCAAAAGGCGGTATCAGAGTTTTATCAGTGCGATGAGAGAGCAAGTCAGGTTGTAATACCCGACAGGCTCGATCATCACATTGATCGTGTTTGTCGTTATATACTACATCCCCTCAAACAAAAGGAGACGGAATATGTCACGTGCAAACACGGTCCAGGTGCGGTCAAGGAAGGCTTCAGGTCTAACCAGAAATGGCAAGACCTTGAGCGTGTCATCACCGATGACACAAATCTCCCCGACTGGCTTGGGTACTCTAACTACCTCGTTGCGAGACTTCCTGAACGTTTGGGAAGATCAAGCAACAGGGACTTATGGCGAGAGAGTGATTTCTCGCGACGAGTTCCTGGAAGTAAAGAGGATCCTTGTCCAGTTCAGGAAGAGACTTTCCCTGAACGTAAGCCGCGACTAGCTAGTGCGAAACTTATTTCCGTCTTGAAAAATTCTACTTCAAGACGGACAATTACGATTGAACCCATGTTGAATCAGTTTATTCAACAAGGGATGAAGTCCGTGTTACGGTCTGCTATAGACCGTTGCGGAGTTCTCCGTAATTGCATCGCACTAACCCATCAAGAGTATAACCAAAAGTTAGCTCTTGAGGGTTCCCGTTACGACAACTGGGCAACACTAGATCTAAAGTCTGCATCTGACTCTATGAGTATAACACTCGTAAAGTTGGTATTCAGACAATTCCCTGAGTTCTATCAGAGAATGATCGATTGCCGTTCGCCGACTGTTGAAGAGGCATCCAAGCCTACTTTAACCCTCGGTAAGTTTGCCGGAATGGGTAACGCTCTAACATTTCCAGTCCAAAGTGTTTGCTTTGCGGTAGTCTGCATTGCAGCCATTTTGGATGAGCAGGGGTTATCCCCTACTCACTGGAATGTTAGGCGTGCCAGTCGTTGTCTTCGTGTTTACGGCGATGATATCATCGTTCACACGAAGTACGCACATCAGGTTGTGAACTGGCTTCATGGTGTTGGCCTTACAGTCAATACCAAGAAGAGCTTCCTTACTGGAAACTTTAAGGAAAGCTGCGGCGTTGAAGCGTTTAGAGGGGTTGATATAACACCTCTTTATCTCCGCGACCGGCCAGATCAACAAATCGCCCGAAGTCCTAGCGTTATTGCTGATTTTGTTGCCCTATCTAACCACATGTGGTTAGAAGGGCTTTACACTACCAGCACCTGTCTTAGAGAACTGGTGGAGGATGCAATAGGAAGCAAACTCCCCTTAGTATCTAAGAATTCTGGTTCGCTAGGGTGGCATACACATCTTGACGCAGTTGAACCACATAAGTGGTGCAACCGCACGCATCAGTTCCTAACAAGAACTTTTGCGCTTGTCCCGATTAAACGTCGCGACGAGTTAGATGGTTATGCTGCTTTACTTAAATGCTTCCATATGCCCCGTGAGGAGTATATGGAAGGTTCATGCCATATGCCAGACATACTTGTCTGGGATAAGGATCATTTGAGTAAAACCGTCATTCGGTATAAAACCCGATTGACTAGGCGATGGGTGCCTTCCTTAGCGGGAAGGTTTAATCCTTAGACGCAATGTCTAAGGTCAGAGAGGC